AAGTGATAATTCTCTAGCCTTGTCTAAGTTTAATGATCTACCTAATAAAACTTGAGCCTCTAGTTGTTTTTCAATAGATGACTCAAAATCTAATAGACTTTCAGCTATACCAGCAACCGTATCTAAATTCAATCCTAATTTTGCGGCTTGTGCGGCAGCAGCGGCTATATTCTTACCACCATCTTTAGCAAATTTAGCAAATGTTTCTGTAGAGTTAGCTATATCTTCCAATACCAACTTTGGCATCACACCAGCAGTTCTAGCAGTAGCCTCAAATACTTCAATCATATTTAGGCTTGTCTCTAAACTACCACCTTGTATAATCTGTATGGATTTAGCTAATTTAGCAGCTGCATCACCCGTTATACCTGTGGTAGCTGATATTTTAGCAAACTGCATTGCTACGCCTGTAGATAATTGTTCTACATTACCAAATTCTCTAGCTATACCTGTAGCAAAATTTTGAACCTCACCAGCCCTACCACCTAATACTTTAGTAACTTTTTCTGCAGCTGTGATTTTCACTCCTAAAGCAGCAGCCTCTCCAACACCTACTCCTAATTCCTGCCTTACCTCTACTGCAGCGTTGAACATATCTTTAGCTAAACTAGCAGCTGCTCCTAAGATTAAACCTTGAAAGGCTTTCATTCTTAGATTTGGATCTTTAAGAACTGCACCATACTTTTCTGATTTTTCAACCAAATCATCGAATAAATTATCTATTTCTCCTACTACACCGACACCCTTTTGAAACTCCTCTGTAAAATTTTCTGTACCCTTAACTATTCTATCTATATCACCTATTATTTTTTCTTTTGCTTCAGCACTTAACTTTGATAAATCAACACCTTGTTGTTCCAAACGATTGATTATATCTTGCTGATCCATATGTTTAAAGTTTTGTGATTCAACATCGGAGAATATTTCTTTTTCTAAGTTTCCAAGAGCATTGTTAGCTTTAAGCTGAGTATCTAAGCTTTCTATTTGATCAGCGTCTAATTTTTTTAACTTATCTTTGTTAGAGAGTATTCCTACTATTTCATCATTGTCTGCTTTCCTTAATTTAATTAATTCTTTTGATTGTAGATTTTCTTCGAGAAGTTTACCAACACCCTTATCTAATAATTTCAGTAGTGATTTTTCAATATCACGATTTTCTTTTCTCTCTTTAATTATCTTTTTATCAAGTCCTAATAGAACCTGTTCTTTTCTGATTCGCTCTTCTTTTTGTCTGTTTATTTCTTTTTCTTGTCTAATTTGAGCATCTGAATTTCTTTGTTCTTTTACAGATAAATTGAAAAGCTCTGCCATAGCAGCTGTTCTTCTTTCTGTTGCTTCTGCAGATGTTCCTTGAGACTTTAATCCTTCATCTTCGAGTTGTTTTCGTCTTTCAGCTAATCGTATCTCTTCTTGTTGTAACCTCAGAAGTTCTTTTCTTGCATTAATTTCGTCTTGTCTAGTTGCCATTTTTTATCTACAAGCCCAATCTTTTAGCTCTATCTTTTAGGAAATCTTCATAATCCTTTTCCATTTTTCTAAACTCTTTTGTTTTCTTAGCTAATTTAGGATCATCTTCTATCATCTTTTTCATCTGAGAATCTATCACTCCCTTTCTGATTTTATTTAAAAACCTAGAAACGAAATTCAACTCATTTAGTTCTGATTTCATTATTTTCTCCGTGTGATTTTTTTATGGATTGATTCAATAATAAATATCAAATTATCTTATTTTTTAAAATTTGGATGTGATGTTTTGTTCTTTTGCCGAGCTTTTTTAATAGCTTCCTGCTCTTCCTTATAGTGTTTCTGTAACCTCTTGAAGTAGAATTTACGCATGTAGATTGGCATGTTGTATAACTCTGTAAATGACAACATTCCTTGCGAATTAAATGATATTTGGAAGATTTGTTCGTGTATATGTGTTTTATATTCCGGCTGAAGGCCAAAGAAACGAAACGGTCATCGGGACCGTAAACTCCTTTTTGTTTCCATCGTCATCTATATAAGTTGATGTCATATCAACATCCGGCATTACTTCATTGACATAATTTCTGAAAGCCATAGAATCTCTCGATAAGAATTCATTATCTACAAAATTCTGTACGCTTGTTTTTTTAGAATCACCATCTATTGAAATTATCTGATGTTTTAAGCGAGTGGTAAGTTCGTAACCAATACCATCACCTATTTTCTTATAACCCTCTACTTCTTTATCTATTTCTTTCTCATCTGCTGATGTTAGAAATTTGAAAGTTATTTTTCTTTTAGTTGCAGGAAGTTCAAATTCAAATTCATTAGCATTGTTAGTTACAATAGACTCATCTATAAATTTATCCTTTAGAGTAGTTAAATCAACCTCTACTTTTCTCCCCTCTACCTCTACCTCATACTCCTTTCCATAAGCCAAAATGCGAGATGCAATCAGAACTGCATTTTTATCACCTATGAGTAAATCATTTACCTTTACTGATTTATCCACTATAAGTGATTCTAATAATTTTTCTATAACCACTCCTTTTTTTATTAGATTTGCTGATGTAAGGATATCTTCTTCTTTAGCCGTCATATATTTTATTTCGATTTTGCCTGATGATAGTGCGCTTTCCTTTGGATACAATAATCCCTTAGATGGAAGGTCCACTACCTCTGTAGGGAACTTTACTTCTGACATATTTACTCCTATTAATTTAAATTATAACTTATTTCTTACCAAATTTTTCGGCAGCTGTAACTCCTAAACCAACGACACAAATATACATAAAGTTTTCTAATATTTGGTCTTTGATATCGTATTGAAAAAATGTGTTTGCAACCCAACTTGCAATTAGCATTACAAATGATGCAAAGCCTATAAATCTTTTAGATGATATCTTTGCATCACTTGAAAGCATTTGTTTTAAAAATTCCATATAAACCTCTTAGAATTGTAGGATAGCGTAATCGTATCTAAGCGTTAGTGTTATATCATTAGGTTCGTTAGATTCCCAACTCATATCACCAAAGTTAGCGGCTTGAATCATGGCACCTTTTAGTGTCCATTCCTCAACCTTATCACCTACAGGTCCCAATACATTAAATGTAATATCTTTTTTGTAGAAATCGGAATATCCATCACGACCTGTTACTGATTCCTTATGAAGTCTTACCCACTCCATAACTGCTTGTGCACCAGATGGTACAATAGGATCATAAAGTGTTATTTCTAAAGTATCCCAACTTCCCTTACCCTTAACATATCTTTTTACGTTTATATGATTTAGCTCAATCTCTTCAAATGTAATAGATGGTCTATTAGCAGCTTTTATCAAGTATGCAGGTATACCTTCTATGTACATAATGAACCTATTTTTTACTTTAGGTTCAAACGGAGTGAACATAATTTCTGAAGGATCAATTAAATCTGGCATTTCAGCTCTCCCATTAATGTTTTAATTCTCATATATAAATATAAGAAATCTAAAAAAATCGTATGAAAAGGTAATCTAATTATTTTTAGTTTTTTTAGTTTTATTGGAAACAAAAAACCCCAGCCGAAACTGGGGTTTTTTATCATAAGTGAGTTATAGATTACTCTGGAAATGCAGCACCTGTTGGTAAGACTGAGAAGTCTAACACAATAAATTCTGCAGTTCTGGTTGGCTGAATAAATATCTGTCCAACCATTTGGTTTCTATCAATTACATCTGGTGTATTGTTAGAATCATCCATCACTACTTTGAAAGCACTCAAACCACTATTAGCCTGAACTGACTCTAAGAAAGGATTCACAATGTTTAGGAATCTAGCTCTTGTAGAGGAATCATTTTGTTCAAATACTAAGAATCTGCTTGAGGAAGCAATAAACTTCTTCAATCTGATTAGTAATCTACGAACATTGATTCTATCCAATGCTGATGGTTTAGCCTGTAGTGTTTTCTGTCCGAATACCACAACACCCTGACCTGGAAATGTTGCAATTGGATTAACCCTTCCTTCATAAAGTGTATCTCTATCGGTATGAGTTAGTTTCTTCTTTGGTATTCTAACTGAAGTTAATCCACCACGATTCAAACCAGCAGGAGCAAACCATTCGTGAGCCACACTATCTGTGAAAGCCATAACACCTGGAATCACAACCGATGGTGGCACCCATACGCCAGTTCCTGTTGAAGGATCATCCATCTTAACCCATGGGTAGTAGGTAGCAGCATAGTTTGTATCTAATGTAGACACATTAGAAACTGCAGTTTGTACATTATCACCCCATTGTGCAGCATCCATTACATAGAAAGCATCAGCACGAGATTCTACCTTATCTATAGCGTGATTTGTAACTGCTGAGTGCAAGCTATGTAAAACACCTGGAGTTACCAACATATTGATGTCTATCTCATCAGGGTTACCGACTGCATTGATTGCTCTTTTGTAAGCAACTGAACCACTTTTATCAGAAGCACTACAATCAAATCCCATAGTGTTGGTAGCAAGTATATCACCACCTGTCTTTTTCTCTACGCTTGGATTATCACCATCGAATCCGTACTGCATTGGTACAGCGAACTTTAACTGAATAGGAGCTGTGTTTGTGGTTAATGCATTAAGTCCACCTTTAAAGTTACTACCATGTATCCCTTGTAAAGATGCGCTGACTTCACCTAATCCAAATCCGTTCATATTCTCTAATGCAAAAGCGACATTTTGCCCAGCGACTGCAGCTGCGGGAATAGGTGACATATACTCTTTATTAGTGTATAGTTCTGAAGTATTGAAGTAAGACTCATCTATCTTAAATCCATAAGGAACATTTCCATTATATGTAGCAGTATCAGAGGTTTTAGCTTGTAATGTAGCAAAATTAATTGCTGGAACATTAGCAGTTGCGATAATAGGTTCTATTACTGCAGCAAACCCCATTGGTTGCAATCTTTTATTACCAGTGAATACTTTCTCATCATAATCACCAACTCTTACATATCTAGATAGATTCGGATATTCACCATTTAGAACTACTTCACCTGCGGCCGTTACGGTTTGGAACTGATCACCAACCACCTTTGGTAAGTAATTTGGCGAAGTAGGATCTAAGTTTAGATTACTGTAAGATTCTAACTGAACTCCTCTTTCACTTCTTAACTCATAGACATCTATACCAAACTGTGCATAATCAGGACTGGAATTAGAGTTAGAGGGAGCTTTCACATCCCTAACAACTACATACAATTTGTTACTTGCAGTTCCATCTACTCTTGAGTAAATTTTGAATAGATTTTGAGCGGGTGATTGAGATTGTATGAAGGGTGTTCTAGCTGCTGTAGCATCTTTACTACCATTTATTGTAGAAACATAAGTAGTGGAATTAACTGTTTCACCACCTGAATTAAAATCAGCTCCAGCGGACTGTGATTCAAAATGTAACGAACTAGTAGCAGTAAGAGTACCGGCTGCTAAAGCATCAGACACAGCTGTCCTAAAATGTTTAAATAAATACTGAGGTGCATCTGTAGCTCCTATCTTTGGTGCTAAAGGATCTCTACCAACTGTTTCAGAAATCAAAGTAGCGCTTTGTCCTTCTAAAACAGCAGCTGCTGTTAAGCTAGCAGTAGCATTCGTTCCCATTAGATTAATAGTAGCAGTTGAAGCGGAAGGAGGACCAGCAACAGTAGGTGCTAATGATCCACTAATACTTCCTAATCCAACTCCATTTCCTGCTGCTGGAGCAAAAGTAGCTGCTACAAATTTCGTATTTGATGCACCACTAACAACTAAGTTTAGAGATGGTGCTTTATATCCACCTAAGTATCCAACTTTTACTATTGTTACTGAACCTGCATTTCCCCTGAAATACTCTCTTACTGCATATGGTGTGTAGTAATCTGTAGAATAACTTCCGAATAAGTTTTCAAACTCTTCAAAGCTTCTAACTAATGTAGGAACAAAAGAAGGACCTTTCAATGTAGGTCCTACTATTGCTGCTCCTATCTGTGCGACACCAGCTGGTAAGAAAGATAAATCTTTTTCCCTGGTAAATACACCAGGACTGACTATTCTTTCTGCCATTTGATTTCTCCTAAGATTGAATTAAATAAAATTTTGGTTATTTATAAGTATAACCAAAAAATCCCAAAATACATTTATGGGATAAAAAATTTAATTAAGCTTCAGGAGTTTCTTCAGCAGCTGGTTCTTCTACAGGTGTTGGTGTGAATACGCCAGTTTCAGGATCTAATGAACCAGGACCGTACTTTTCGTTAAGTTCCTTAACTAATTCACGCTCTTTGTCTTGGTTAGCACTCCAATCGGATTCTAATTTAGTCTGAGCTTCATCAGCGGCTTTCATCTGCTGTTCTAACATTAGTCTTTGAACAGAAAGTTGTCCGAAAGATGCCTGAACTCTTTGATAGTTCTGACTTAGTTCTTGAAGAGACTTTAACTCTTCCTCTGAAAATTTAATTTCATCTGCCATAATATAACTCCTTTAGTTAATATTGTTGTTTTAGTTTAAATAAATATAACCTTAATTTCTCAAATACAATTTTTTTTATTCTGGTACTTCTACAACATCATAGAGCCTACCGCTACTATCCGAACCTGATAGCTCCACCATCTTCATCCATGCATCTCTTTCCTCTTTAAATTCCCAAAGCTGATCACCGCTACCGCTGATAACTGCAGTGTATGCGTTGGTTCTGGTTGCCCATTCCGGATCTCCAATCTGTCCTTTTGGTAGTAACTGTTTCACCACTCTATATTTTGCCATTACACTCTCTCCATATCTACATCTATAGAATTATAATCAACACTATAATATCCATCAGAATCTAATATCACACCACTATTAAATCCCAATTCTAATAAATCTTGAGCCATCACACCTTTATAAGTAGTGTTCAAATCATCCTTATAGTTAAATAAATATATCGGAATATTCATATCGCTGTATCCAATTCTATCAATGTTGGTTTTCAATCTCATATCAGATTTAGCAGCATTGGTTCTTACACTTACATTGACGGTATTTGAGCTAGAATTTACAGTATGTGTTACTGTTCTAACATCTGTTGAAGTAGCACTGGTGTGTACAAAATACTTAAACCTCAGATATATTGTTGTACCACTTTGACTCCAAAGTGTAGGTGTATGTGTTAAGGTAGTTCCCTCATTTACAAAGCCTGTTCCATTATTACCAGTTCCATTATTACCTGGATCACCAGTCGAAGATGCTGCAACTGCTAATGTACCTGTGTTAGGAGCTATGCTTCCGATATTTATTGTAAGTGCGCCAGAACCATTGACAACTGAAAATGTTCTAACAGTAGATACAGTAGTGGCTACATTTGTAACTCCGAGAATTGTGAAAGCAGAGTAAACACTACTGAATGTTGTACCAACAGCATCGTGATCGTAACCATAGAATTCCGTCATAGCAAAAGGTGGTGAGTCATTTGGTTTGCTGGTTGAACTTTGATTTATGTTTATTTCTCCACCATCGCTATCATCTATATTATCTCTTGAAAGACCAGCTAAACTAATGTTGTTTTCCTCTGCAAACATAGCATCATAATCACTCTCATTTTTTTCAGAGAATATACCAACAAGTGTTATCTCACCGCTACTTGGAACTGCCATCTTTCAACTCCTGTATCTCAGATTTCAACTCCTCTATTTGCTTTTGCTGTTCTTTTACTGATTCTATTAATAGTCCAACCAATCTGTCATGACGAACTCCTAAATGTCCATCCTCTCTTTCCTTAACTAATTGAGGTAAAACTTCTTTTACATCTTGTGCAATGATACCACTATCTTTTGCACCTTCTTCATAAATATCTTGCTTGTCATTCCACTCATATTCCACACCTCGTAGTTTTTTCACCTTTTCTATTGGATTTTCAATAGTCTTAATATTCTTCTTTAATCTTTCATCAGAACTGTAGTATGCAACAACATCGTTAGCACTTCTTATCACACTTGATACATGTAATGTTCCTGTTATCATAACGGCATGTCCATTATCGGCAACTCCGCTTATATCACCCATATGTATTCTACCATTACTTCTGATACGCATCCTTTCTACTAAAGATGATGCGGCATTAGCATTGTTCATAGTGTAAAACCTCAGCGATGGATTTAAATAACTTGGACTTCCATTTTCCATTATTGCGGCAATTTGTGCTGTATAATCACCATTATTTCCTTGTCCGAGCTGAATAGCAGTTCCTCTATCAGCGACATTTGCATTAGTATTTACGAGTCGAAGAGGGGTACTAATTCCATTAGCATCATTTTGAACATGCAGCCTAACTTTAGGTTCGGTGTTACCTATGCCAACATTGCCCCCGCTATTAATTCTAATCCGTTCAGAACCAGCGGTTGTGAATGTCATAGTGTCTGCACCATTTTCTTTTATGTATGTATTACTTCCACCATCTAAGTATAGGTTATAACCACTAGCTAAATGAATATTATTGTTGAAATCTACAGCAGCTGTAAATCTACCGGTTCCATTTACATCTAGCTTTCTGCTTGGCGAAGAATCGCTTATTCCCACATTACCATTGTATAAATACATCAGATTGTTTAAGTTACCTGAACCATCTGATAGCACTAATGCATTAGCACTGGCATCATTACCGATAAAACATTTATTCGTACCATTTTCTTGAAAAAATATAGAACTATCTCTATCAGCTGCACTATCGATTTGAATCAATGCGGATGACAATGCACCATCTTGTTCTACCTTTAGTATGGTGTTGTTACTAAGACTATTTCCAAAAATATGTAATGAACCACAGCCAGTTTGTCCGGTTGGATTATCAGTTCCAATGCCTACATGCCCTGCATTAGATATATGGACTCTTTTAGTCATAGTAGCCGCACCACCTGCATTTCCTGTATTACTTGTAGCAAAATCAAAACCACCAGCACCAGTTGAGAAACCTAAATATCCACCATAACTATTACTACTTGATTCACCAAATTTATATCCGCTATCGTAGTAAAGGTTGAATCCAACAACGGGTGAATTGTGTATCATGTACAATGCCATATTCTGTCCAAATTTAGCTACTGTATTGCCAGTTGCGCCCTCCACCTCTAAAGGATAATCAGGAGTTGTGGTCCCGATTCCGACATTAGCACCTGAATTTTGTAATACTAAATCTGCAGTAGCATTTATTTGTAAATCATTACCAGTAATGTTAAATTGTGCAACTGAACCACCGGTGTTGTTCATTTGCAACATCGTATGTCCGCCTGTTCCACCCGAATCTGTAAGGTGCATTACAGTAGTACTTGTTGAATTAGAATTATCAACATCCAATATGGCACCTGGACTTGTGTCACCGATGCCGACATTGCCTGTATAACCGATTACCATACGAGGTGAACCAAAAGAGTCACCAGCACCATCGGCCTGAGTGAAAAAGTGTAGTTCACCAGGTGAATCATTTGCACCACCACCGTGATCACCCCAAGTAAATTTTGATTTACCAACTATTTTAGCACCAACTGCTGCACCAAAGTCGGAATCTCTTGCACCAAAATATATAGTTCCAAAGACATCTCCATCTGTTATAGCGGTGTCTGAGGTTATAAGACTTAAATCTCCACCGCCTAAACCACCTTGAATTTCCAAATCATATCCTGGTGTCTGTAGTCCGATACCAACATTACCAGTAGACTCTTCAATGTGCATTCTTGTATTCCAAGTAATCTGATTATCAGCTGTACCAGTACCAGCAGTAGCAAAACTAATATCACCAGTAGTCATCATTATCCTACTAGCCTTAGAATCCCCTGTATAGTAATTACTATTACTTGCACCTACATAAGCATTTTGTAATAATTGGAATGCAGAATTCGTACCACCTGAATCAGCAATTACAGCTCCATTATTTAGAGCTATTTGTTTATATGATGAATTAGCCATACCAGCTGGTGCAGTATGTGCTATTATAATATTTCCAGAAGAATTTATTGTAAGTCTATTATTACCACCTGTTGAAAATCCAAGAGAATTTGCAGCGGCATTAAACATACCAGTATCTTGATCACTAACAAATGTGTAACTTGGATAAGTTGCGGAACTTCCATACATATATTGTTGTGCTACTGCACCAGCAACAAATGCCCATCTTACTGAAGAGCTACCACCTAATGTGAATCCTATTTGATTGGCAGAGAATGTATCTATAGATGTGTCTGTATCATCGTTGAAAGCAAATTTTTGACCTCTTATCTCACCAGCAACATCTAATGAAGAACCTGGACTTGTGGTCCCGATGCCGACATTACCTGAACTATTTAAATAAAGTGTTGTTAAAGTTCCATTTCCATCATTATATGATTGTTTTATTTCTAATTCACCTCTTGTAGAAGAATCTGCACCATAAATTCTCATTTGAGATTTCGCAGATGATTCTTGACTTAAAACCATTGCACTTGTATCATGAACTGTATTTTGTCCATCTATAGCTATTGGACCACTCACAGATAATTTATGTGAAGGACTTGAAGTCCCGATGCCGACTTTATTTCCACCTGTGTAAGGACCAATAACAAGTGCATCATTAAATCCACCACCTGTATGATGTCCCATAGTAAGGTTACCAGATGCTAACTGTCTTATAGCAAAATAATCAGCAGTATTATCAGCGTTATCTGCAAGTAATTGCAATATTGCATCACCACCTTCACCACCATAAATAGCTAGTTCTGTGTTAGTTGTAATTGAATCTCCTTTTAAATTACCAATAGATAAATTTCCATATCCAATATCGACATTGCTATTAGATGCATCAGATCTAAACATTGCATTCCCTGCTGCGTTAAAAGTATGAAAATCTCCATCTTGAGTAACACCATATGCTACGCCAGTAGAATTTGGTTTGGTAAAGAATAAGCCTGATGTTCCATGCGATAATCTGTAGGTTTCTTGCCCAGCTCTGTCGAATTGCATTGTAAGATGATCAGAAGAACTAATATGCAATTTATATGCAGGACTTGTGGTCCCGATGCCAATACTACCATCAACTAAAATATTATGTATGTTTGTACCAGCTGATACGCTACTTTTGAAATGGGTGTAGACTTGACCAGTCCCACCTCCAGGAAATGCTCTATTTTGGATGTGCATTACTCCATTTCCGTATGCACCTGAAGATGATATGAAAAATCTTCTACTTATATTACCACTACCATCACGTATCTGCAATTGACCATATTGATGCGAACCGCTGACGTCTAAAGCACTTTCAGGAGTGAATGAATTGTCACGTCCAATAGCAACACCGGTATTATTTACCTTCATACTGACAGCACCGCCAGTCATAAGTTGTAATGTGTTAGCACTAGGTGATGAAATGGAGTCACCTCCAGTTGGTCCGTCAAATTTCATACTGTAAGCAGTATCTACTGAAATATGTCCAGCACTTACATCTAATCCTACGTGTTGTGGAGTTCCATTTATCCCCACCTTACCATCAGCAGTAATTAAAAATCTGTTAGTAAAAGTATTGCTAGCAACTGCTGTTCCCGCACCCTGTTCTCCAACGGCTATTTCAAAAGCAGTATCAAGTGATTCTTGTACAGCTATTCTCCAATTATAATGTGTTGCAGATGTTGTACCGAAAAGTAATTCTGGCGAACCATCTATCTGTGCGATGTGAGCACTGGTAAATGTAACATCAGAATTATTATCAACAATCATTCCAGTTCCAGCTGCTCCAAATAGTTTTGCTTTATATCCTTTCAAAACCAAATCAGTTGGTGAATTACTGTCATCGGTTGCTAGAATTCCAGGTTCGCCTGAAATCATTTGAGTATGAATTCTATATGAACCTACATCAACAGTTAGAGGTTGTTGAGGATTGGAACAATTAACGCCGAGGTTACCATCAACTTGCACTCTTCCATACATTCTGATTGATTTATCAGAATTTAACTGTAATGTGGCATCATTACCACTATTGAGGTAAAAATTTAATGAATCATCTGTAGCGTGAAATATGGATGTTTTTAATGCTCCACCCTCGTGAAATTTTATCACACCAGCTCTATTTGATGGGGATTTAATATGTAAGGTTGGAGTAGAACTAGCTCCTGTGCTTTCAAGAATTAAATTGGTGTCGATGCTATCTTGTATATGCAGCCGTTCGGCAGGCGCTGTAATTGTTCCGATGCCGACATTACCTGAGCTATTGATGGTCATGGCATCAGCATTACCATCATTAGCAGTAAATTTTATACTATCAGTTCCACGAATACATAAATCATTAGCATCACCAAATGCTAAATCATTTCCACTACCTATGTATCCAGCCTGTGTGGCACCATCATCATCCATTAGCTTTATGTAACCGTTTTGAACCAATGGTCGATGTGAAGTATTCAATGCATTACCAAAGGTTACAGCTGCTGAACTAGGTGTTTTTACTACCAAACCACCAGCTGAATCATTTAGTGTTTCTAAAATAGCTCTGGTAGTGCCTGCTTCATAAAATGATAATTTAGCAGCACCGCTAGTTGCTCTTAGTGCAATTATTTCACCTGTGCCACCTACTGTTAGGTCTCCATAGGTTGCTGTAGTTCCAATTGAAGCATCGCCTACAACATATAAATTTCCTGAGCTATCTAAAGTTAGTAAAGTTCCGCTTGCAAAACCGTTACCATCGGAAATGGTAAATTTACCTGCATTGCTGTAGTCATGACCCATCATAAATTTAGCAGTAGAACTTTCCTCAAAGACAAGAGCTGTATCATTATTGGCAGCAGAGCTGATGTATATCATTGCAACACCGCTTGTGTTTTCTACATTTAGTTTAGAGTTGGCATGAGGACTTGTACTTCCAATACCTACCCTACCGCCTACAACGCTTATAACCTCACCGGAAGTAGCATCTCCGATAGCGGTTCTATTACTACTGTTTAGTCTAAAAATACCTCTTGCAGAACCACCGCTATCCTCAAAACTTATTACTTTATTGTTTTCCAAAGTAACATTTCCAGATGAAATATTTACATTACCTGTAAAAGCGTGTGTATCGTCCGAAGAGTTACCAAATATCGTTGAACCACTTTCAAATACTATAGAGGAACTTACGAATTCAGTTTTAAATTCTTGTGCGGTTATCGTACCCGTGGCAGTTATATCTCCACCAACTGTTAATAAATTGGAAGCAAATGTTAGGTTGGAACTACCCTCTACCTGATTTGCACTTGTGAATACTGCGACTTGATTATCAACAGGTGTGCCTGATTTTGATATTCCGCCGGATGTTAGACTGGTTATTGCTGAAGCTACATCTGAGTAACCGGTTATGGATAATGTTCCAGTTATATCCACACCTGCAGAGTCTATGTGCATTTTTTCGGTTGTTCCTGAACCAAACAATATTTTTTTTGTTGTTTCTGTATTTGAGATTATAAAATCACCAGCTGCAGATGTGCTAACAATATCACTACCACCACCTGCTACTCCTATTTTTGTCACACCAGATGAGTTTTCTATTCTAATGTCATGTAAGCCTGTAGCTGAGGATTTTCCTATTTGAAATTTGGCTACAGGACTTTCTGCTCCGATGCCGACATTGCCACTACTTAAAACTGTAAATCTAACAGTACCACTATTATTTGTTCCAATATGAAAGTCATTGGCAGCTCTAACCATTAAATCATTACTAGCCTCACTACTTAAACCAGCTGCAGGACCAACATATCCTGCTAAAGTGCTATGGTCTGTATGATAATAAGCAGTATATAATTGTTGTTTTGTAGCACCTGCAACATCTAGTTTCATAGCGGGAGTTGTAGTCCCGATGCCGACATCACCATCGCCTTTGATAACCATAACTGGTGTTGAGTTATTTCCAAGACCAGTACCAGTTACAAATTCAAATCTTCCGGTTGTTCCAGCGTTATTATCAGTTCTTACTCTAAATATTGCGTTTGCAGTATCATCTACCGCATTTAGAAACCAAAATCCACCTAATGCTACTCCAGTAGCTGCTGTAGATTTTGCTTGAAATACTACAGCAGAATCATTGTGAGTACCAGAATCACTTCTTCTTAGGTTAATAGAAGTACTAGTAAAATCACTACCTGATACAGTTAAAGCACGATTAGGAACTGAAGTTCCAATGCCGAGTCTTTTATTGGCAGCATCATAGGTCATTCCTACATTACCATTTAAATCTCTGAAGAATATCTTTTCATTAGTGGATGGTGCTTGTAATAATAATCCTGTACTCGTAGAACTGAATAAAGCATTTTGTCCATTACCTTCAACCCAACCTATGACATTGACATCACCGCCGTTTTTAATCTGAAATCTTGTTGAGTCATTTGAAACAAAGTTCATCACCCCAGAACTATGAACCACATTAATTCCATAGGATGTATTTCCAAGGTATAGGTTATGAGTACTCGTACCGTTGTTTATTAGTGCTGCTCCAGCAACTTCCAGCTTTTGCGATGGACCTGTTGTCCCAATGCCAATTTTGTCTGTAATATGTAACTCGTGAAACGAACCTGTGGAAGTCGATGATCCTGATATAAACATGCCCATTAGTTTTTGTCTCCTGCTTTACTATAATTATTAAGTTTTTTAAGTTCTCTTATCTCTTCACGCGAATCTTTTACTTCCTGCGATAATTCTTTTACAGCCTCTAAGAGAACAGCCGTCATTCTACTATAAGACATAGCAGTTACTTCCCCATCTTCATTCTTGTTAACCAATTCAGGAAATACTTCATTTACTTCTTCAGCAATCATACCGATGCTTCTTTCTTTGGTTGATTTATAATCAAACTCAACACCTCTGAGTTTTGTTAGTTTATCCAATGGACTTTCTATCTCAGCTATATTTTCTTTAAGAGTCATAGAAGAACCTTCAACCAATCCAGCAGCGTAGATTGTAGCACCTCTGTCTGATGCAGCATATATAGCAGTTACACTCGCATTACCAAGAGTTACTGAGTTATCACCGACCGCAGTTGTTCCCTTACCTATCGCTATCTGATTATTAGCACCGTTACCACTTACTTCTGCTTCATGTCCAATAGTTACACAATCATGTGTTGTAACTTGAACACCATTTGCACCATTACCTATAGCAACATTTCTTGCACCATTATCTGAACCATCAAGAGCATTCTTTCCAATAGCAACATTTGAATTTCCTGTTTGTAATGCACCTAATGCATTGTATCCCAATGCTGTATTATCGTATCCTGTAGAAATAGCATCACCACTTGTATAACCTACGGCGGTATTACCTCCGCCTGAAGTCAGGTTGTTTAATGCACCTTTACCAATTCCAACCGCACCGTTCGCACCTGTTTCTGTAGTTCCATCTCCACCGGCATTGAAACCAATGAATACTGCTTCATCTATCTCACCATTATAAAGAGCACCTCTACCTATTACTACATTTTTATCACATCCTAAGTGCGAATTTCTCATAGCATCATAACCTACAACCACGTTAGAAGCACCTGTGGTCAAAGTTGATCCTGCAAAATAACCCACTGCGGTATTTGCAGCAGCAGAAGTGATATTTTCTCCTGCACTTCTTCCTACTAAAACAGTACCATCTGCAGCTGAATTATTTATATCTAAACCAGCATATAAACCTAAGATTACACAATTGGAACTATTGGTAGCGGTATTTAATGCCTGCCTTCCTATTACGACATTCTGAACTCCTGTTGTGAGATTTTGTGCGGCTTCAGCTCCTAATGCTACGTTGCTAGTTCCAGATGTTAGATCATAAAGAGATTTAGTTCCAACCGCAGTATTGTACCCACTAGCAGCTGTAGCAACTCCAAGACCCATAGATTGTAATCCAATTGCAACATTGTTACCTGCGGTGGTTGCATTACAAAGAGCTTGCTTACCAATAGAGGTATTACCAACACCAGTCGTTAAACTGAGAGCTGATAGAGCACCTACTGCAGTATTCTCACCATCATCTGCTGAAGCACCCTCAAAAGTATATAATGCTTTTCTACCTACCGCTGTGTTAGAAGTACCATCTACCGATGTGTAAAGTGCTTCATGACCAACTGCGGTGTTATTACTTCCAGCCGTTAATAAACTTAAACTTCTGTAACCCACTGCGACATTTCTTGCGCCAGTTCTTATATATTTAAGAGATTCTTGACCTATAGCAACACTATAATTTATTCCAGTAGTAGTATTTGAATCACCTTTAGCAGCCTCAACTCCAATAGCAACCACACCAGTTACCGCTTCTCCAGCAGGTACGGCATACATAGCATCACCACCGATAGCAACATTATAAATTCCAGTTGTAAGAGTACCCAATGCTCTTGAACCTATACCAACATTTGTACCACCTGTAGTAATGTTTTCCATTGCTAAGTTTCCAAGTGCTGTGTTGTAATTTGCTGTAGTTACATCAAACAAAGATTTGTAACCTATTCCTGTATTACCAGTATGACTTTGACCACTTGCACCAACACCAGCACTAGTACCCAAATAAGTATTATAGTCTCCGGTTTGGTTGTGGAGTCCTGCACTTAAACCAACACCTACGTTTGAAGTACCAGAACTATTATTCATAAGTGCAGCATGTCCTACAGCAGTATTGCCAGATGCAGCATTATATCTTAATGCAGTAAATCCAACTGCTGTATTAGCGCCTGTTGTAGTATTAGTATATAGAGATAGTTTACCTATGGCAACATTCTCACCAGAAGTTGTATTATTTGCTAGAGCTTCTGTTCCAACTGCTGTATTACCAGCACCACCAAGATTATCGTACATAGCATCTTTACCGATAGCAACGTTTTCAGTACCTGCTGTAAGTTTGTATAAAGATGATTTACCTACTGCAACATTATTACCTCCTGTAACTATTCCCAATCCCATAGAATGTCCACCAACAGCAGTATTATTTGTAGCACTAGTTAGATTAAAAGCAGCTTGAATTCCTAAAGCAACATTGTCAGACCCTGTGTTAACATCATTTAGTGCTTGTGTTCCTAAAGCAGTATTCTGATCTCCTGATGTAAGCGAAGTTAATGCGTTAAATCCAACACCTACATTGCTTATCGCATCATCCATAGCAGCATCTGATACGCCATCTCCTATAAAAGTATTATACTGACTTCCATTATCAATATTGAGACCCGCATTTTTACCGAATATGGTGTTATTATTGTTACCATTATCATTGTTACTTAATGAGATGCGTGAAGTTGTTTGCATTTTAAATCTAACAGTTCCAGCAACTTCAAATTGAACATCAGAATTATCTAAAATTTGCATTCTTGAAGCAGTATTGTCATCACCAACTATTATACCGCTGCTTCCACCAGCTACATATAGATAACCATTTGAGTGTAGAGTTATACCTGTGGTTAATGAGTTGTTTGTTCCACTAAATGTTAATCTTTCTTGAAGTTGTAAATCACCTGCACTGCTTATTTCTGCAGCAGTGGTTTCATTTCCAACAACAAACCTTATGTTTCCAGCAGCAGTTCCTTCTACCGTTCCGAGAATCATTCGCTTATTGGTTTCATCGTATCTGACCATAGCTGCTATATTATCCGATGGGCTACCAAATCCTAATGTTCCAAATTTATCGTCTGGTGACATAATTGTTATACCACTATGGTCATTATTTTCTACTATTAAGTCATCAGCTACAGATGCAGCAACAACCGAACCAGCATGTGCACTCTGTACATGAAGCGTTCCATCGGGAGATGCTTGTCCAATTCCAACTTTACCTGCAGCAGAAAGCGTTAGAACCTGTGAACCATTTGAGTAAAAATATACTGGATTATTATCATTACCACCTATTCTTACATCCGCATTGGTAGCTTGAATAAATCCTCTTATAGAACTCGTAGTATCTTTTACTCTTATTATAGGATCGGTATCACCTTCCATAACAAAGCTATTTCCAGATTGCAATAACGAACCTGTGAATTGATGAGTATCATCAGCTGTATCTCCAAATATCGTTGAACCACTGCTAAATGATTGGGTCATTTGAGTCACAGTAGATTTCACTATAAAGTTTTCAGCTATTACATCTCCTTCAGCCTTTATATTACCCTGAACATGCAATAATTCAGTAGGAGTACCAGCTCCGATGCCAACATTACCTGTTCCACTTTGTATGAACATTCTTGTACTAGAATTAGCTCTGAAGAATATATCATCATCATCTATCACACCAAAGTATAGATCACCACCTTTCTTCAATAATTCATTTGCATCAACACCAATACCATTTGTTGTGCTTCCGATTATTAATGCTGCATTACCTATTGTAGTTCCACCAATTGAGCCACCTGCACCACGAACTCTTATATCACCATCGACATCTAATTTTTCACCTGGACTTGAGGTGCCGATACCAAAATTACCACCTTCAAAATATCCATTAGTTCCATGTGGGAATACTATTCTGCTTGTTCCTCCTGTTGATGAACCTACCCATGAAAAAGTATTACCGTGATCTGCAACTAACTGCATATTTGTACCAGTATCATTGGATTGTACAATAAGTCTTGATGATGCAGTACCGTCATTATTTCTAAAAATATAATCTTGATTACTGGTAGTACTACTTTCAACTTGAAATTTTGCCTTAGAATCATTAGAAGCAACTCCGATGCCGACATTGCCTGAGCTATCAATACGCATGCGTTCAGTAGGTGTTCCATAAGCTGCACTGGTAGCAAATGTTAAATCTGCTGGTTGTCCACTTGTGCTTGTATTTATATGTCCGATGTAAGCACCTCTGGCAAAATTAGCACCACTGCTAAAGAATAATCTTGCTTCAGAATCTGCAGCTGTACCTAAATTTTGTAAATACATTACATTTACTGCCGAACCATTTGCAGTATCGGCTATATGAAGTTTTGATTGAATATTCGATGATATTCCGATGCCGACATTGCCTGATGAGGCTGCCATAATAACCTTTGTATTGCCTGAGTTTCCAAGAAGTTTTAAGTTACTGTCATCTGCAGCTCTTATAACAGTTTCACCACTACCGTTTGCACCAATATATCCACTATTAGTACTGTTAAATCTCACAAATTGATTGTTGGCAGCAGTTGCTATATCACCATTTACCATCAGTTCTTCTGTAGGACTTGTGGTCCCGATGCCGACAAGACCTCCACTAGTAATTCTTACCTTCTCTGTTGCAGAAGTATTAAATGCCATATAATCACTTGCATGACTGTATAAAATTCTTCCTCTGTGAGTAGCATCTGTATCACCAAAATCTATAAAACCACCTTGAGAACTACCACCGAAAAGTCCAATACCTGACCAGGTACTGTTGGCAACACTAAAATGTATATTTGCATCAGCTCCACCAGCTTCTGTGTAGGAACTAGCATTTACTTGTAGTTTTCTAGTAGGACTTGAGGTCCCGATTCCAACCCTATTGTTAGAGGAATTAAATACGAAATTATCACTACCGCCTGTAGCACTTCCATCTGAATTAAACTGAACATTGTATTGATTACCGGCTGCACCTGCAGTAGAAGTCACACCTGTTAGAGCAGAACCATCACCTACAAATTTTGTTGCTTCAACTCTACCAAACGAACCAGTTGATGTTGCTGAGCCACTTATTCTTGTTAAAAACTTTATATTTCCTTGAACATCAAGTGTTTCAGCTGGAGTAGCAGTTCCAATGCCAACCGCACCTGATTGTAAAACTGTCAATACCTCTGTAGCAGCATTATCATTTAGTAAAGACATCCTTCCGTTGGTTTGTAACTTAAATTGCATATCTTTGTTATTACCAGTCTCCTTCATTCTTATAAAAGGAGCGGAATCTTCTAAGTCAATATCACCTACAACATGAAGTGCTAATTGTGGACTTGTGGTCCCGATTCCGACTTTACCTGATTCATCTATGGTTAATCTAGAACTTTGTGTATTAGATGCTGTCCTCTGAACTATATGTAATTTTGGTGTAAATGTTTTAGCAGATGTTGATTCTACCACAATAGCTGCTGATTGATCATTTCCGCCGGTTTCCTTTGCTATAAATTGTAATGAACTGAAAGTATTATCGAGTGATTGTTGATTTGATATAATAATAGATGAACCACCAACAACTGAATTGTTTGTAAAATCTGTATCGGTTTGACTACTTTCTATGTGTAGATTAACAGCAGGTGCGCCAGCTCCAATTCCAACTCGGTTATTATTTGTAACTAATAGTGTATTATTATGTGTTTCCGAATCAAATCTTAATTTACTTACCCCACCGCCAGATGCTAGATGCATGTTGAAATATTTACCACTATCGGAAGAATTTTCAATTCTAAATTTTGGTTCAGCTCCTTTCAAGTGCATTTCTTCATCGGGACTTGTTTCTCCAATGCCGAGATTGCCTGAAGCATCAAGAACCATCCTTGCTGATCCAGCAGTAATAAATCTCATATTATTACTCAGATCACTTCTAAAGCCTGTATCGGGATCGTTCGCAAAAGCAAAACTTGGCAAACCATCAGTTGAGTTACCTGCTAAAATTCTATCGTAAGAGTATACACCGCCTGTTCCTAAAATTACTCCTCCAACTTCTAATTTGTATCCTGCAGATGTGCGATTGATTCCGACATTGCCTGCATCATCTATGCGCATCCTCTCTGTTAGACTTCCACCATCTTCTGTTGTTGCAAATACTAATGCACCAGGCACATTTCCATCTTCAGGACTTCCATCAACTTCAGCATGAATTCTTGCAGCTATTTCGTAAGAATTACCATCTGAACCTTGAAATTGTAATTGTCCTAAAAATTGATTATCTGTTACAATAGTATGAGAACCATTGGTATTGTGTCTATTAGCACTTAATGCCAACATTGATGAATGACCACCTGCAGAGTTGGTTCTTATAGCCGCTTCAGTAGCTACTTCCGAAGCAGAAGTTTTATGAACTTCAAAATGTAAGGAAGGAGATGTATATCCGATGGCTATTCTACCTTCACTATCTATTCTCAAGCGTTCAGCAGGACTAGTAGAACCATTTGGTACTGTACTAAATGTCATATGTGACCGATAATCACCTCCATTCCATACTCCAGATGTAAATGCCTGAATCCTTGCACCTTCTCTCATTCCAGATGATTCTCTTCCTAAGAATCTAACCCTACCTAATTCTAAATCACCTTCATCTAAATCTGATGGACTTGCAACAGTTCCTTTAGCTCTTCCTAAGTCTATATATGCACCACTATTTCCACCAGTTTCGGTGAGTGATACTATTGTATCGGCAGCATTGATGTTTAAAATGTGTCCACTTACAGCTTGTCCAATACCAACATGACCATTACCAAGAATAGTCATCGCAGTTACTGCATTATCACCAACTTTGAAATCCATTTTCTGACTATTTGCAGTTGTATTGTGGTCGTATAATATTGAACCTCTTGTAGATGTATTTGATAAAAATTCTAATATTGAATCTTGCCCTTCATCATTATCCGAGCTAATTTGTAATCTCGCATCATCATCTGTGGATTGTATTCTAAATTCAACATTACCACTACTTCTTAAATTAAAGTTATGAGTTGGATCTACTCCGATGCCGATTTTACCTGAAGAATCAATACGCATCCTTTCAGTTGAATTAGTCTCAAATGCTATTTCACCAGTTGAGGTTTGAGCATTAAGAACAACTGTATCATCGTTGTTTGTAGTGACTTGTGTTTCTATTAATAATCCTCTACCGTTTTGGCCAGAAAACATAGCATGAACACTATTTAAACCACCTCTTACATCAATCTTTTGTGTCGGTGAGCTTGTACCAAAACCAAAATTACCTGTTGTATTTATATAACTATTTTGCCCATCTTTAGCTCTTATTAATACATCAAGAGCACCATTTTCATCATACAGTATCACTCCACCATCATTTTGACTTCCAACATCACCTAAGAAAGCAACATTTTGGCTACCTCTCATCAATTTTAAACCGACATCATCAGCTCTTTGTATTCTCATACTACCTGTGAATTGATGTAGATCTTCATTTGTATCACCGAATTTTGTTGAACCGCTATCAAACATTATAGAAGCGCTTACAAATTCAGTATGAAATTCTTGTGCGGTTATCTTACCTGTTACAATAGCATCACCATCGACATGCAGTTTAGCAGAAGGGCTTGTGGTCCCGATGCCGACATTGCCATCATATCTAATGGTCATCCTTTCAGCTAATGTATTAGAATCAACTGTACTAAAATGTAAATCTGCATTTCTATTAGCAGAACTATTCCAAGTGGTATTTGCTCTAACATCAATTCTAGCAGCAGAAATAGAATTGTTATCATCTGCAGAAACTAAACCTGTCCATTCGATAGCACCCAACTGTGTTGCAGCTGCTATATTACTTTGACCACCTACAGCACCATCGGAACGGAAAAAGAATAGTTTTGCCTGATCACTATCTGTGGTAGATGTTGATGAAAGCATTTGATTACCAGCCACATCAAGTTTAACACCTGAAATTGGTGTAGATTGTCCATGACCTGGACTTGTGGTCCCGATGCCGACTTTTTGACTAGCATCTATGTGAATAGCAGTTGTTCCACCTGTTTGTAAATTTAAATTTTCACCTGATGATTTTACCGCGTTTATAACATCATGTTTAATGTCTAAATAATTATTAGAATCATAGGATGCTCTTATCATTGGTGAATCTGCACCACCGCTTGAAACTTCTAATTTTCTACCTGGATTTGTGGTCCCGATGCCAACATTGCCTGAAGTATCTATAGCTAATCTTACGGCATTATCAGTTACATCAAATATTGAAAATCCGGCTGAGGTTTGACCGATAGTGCCAACCATTAGATTGAAACTTTCTCCACCATCTCTTGTTAATCTTATACCATCTGCTGTATCTGTACCACTTTGTACAATGTGAAGATCTGCAGAAGGACTTGCGGTCCCGATGCCGACATTACCTGATTGTAAAAATGTAACTTTTGCTTCGCTTGAGGCATTGTAAAAAATTAACTCATCATTATCAGCTTCCATCCATTGTTGCCATTTTACAGTTCCACCTTCTGCAAATTGTAGTACAGAATCTGCAGCACCATCTATCAGTAATCTAGCTCTACCAGAAGATGTTTTTAGATGTAATAATTCTGTAGGACTCGTAGTCCCGATGCCGACATTGCCTGAACTATTTATATATAATCTTGTGCCGCTATTTTCTCTATCGTGTATGAAAAAGTCATGTGTTCCATTATCACTCAAATCATGACCAACACTAAATCCAGTACCATCGTTTTCAAATTCTATTAGTGATCTTTTATCTGTTCCACCTTTTAAAGATAATATAGGATTTGTGGCACTTATTTGTAATTGATGTTCAGGACTTGAGGTCCCGATGCCGAGATTACCTGACTCAACCAATCTCATTTTTTCAGAACCACCAATATCAAATCTATGATAACCTGCGCCAACATCATTAATATCCGCAGAAAATTCTAATCCAGCATCTCCACCACCGATTATTTGATGTTTTAAATTTGATACATTTTCATCCGTAAATCTTATGGCTGGTGAAGCATTTGAAATGTGTAAATCTGATTCTGGTGCGGCTAAACCAATACCAACCAATCCTGCACTTGTTACATGAACATGAGAACCTACTTGAAGTAAGTTAGCAGGACTTGTGGTCCCG